TATTTGTTGAAGTAAAAGTATTAGCTGCCGACAACCCCGCATGACCAAAGTTTGTGGCACTTACATCACCTAAAGTAACAAAGGCATCATTTGCAGAATTTCTTATTTTTAACGTATCGCCATCAATGTGTGGAACATAAGCCGCAACACCGATTGAAGGATCGCCAGAACCTTGATTAAGAGTACTTAATGCAGCAATTATCTGATTTAATTTTGTTCTTACAACAAGACCAGTTCCGTTGTCAGTTGTAAAACCTGACCCTCCAGTATTATCAACTCTTGCCATGAGAATCTAGTATTTTTTCTAAGTATATCCTAAATATTAACCTTTACCAAAACCAATAGCAGTAAAGTTAAAGTTTCTATCTACAGAACTACCAGAACTGTTTTTGAAATGAACAGTAAATCCAGTTCCAGTTATACTTGTAAGCTCAAAAAAGTCACCAGATGCCATATTAAATGCTGTGATGCCTATTGCTGGTGGGTTAGAGTTTGCACCTAACAATGCACTTGTGCCTGTAAAAAACGGATGATCGAATGTAATAGATTTTGCCCCAGCCCCTGATGCAATTGTTGTTGTGCTTTGTTCTGTTCTTCTTTGAAACTCTGCAAAATATCCAAGTTGACTAACTCTAATATCTTGGTTTGTATCTTGCGTTGATAACACACATTTAAATTTAAATGCTCTACCTTTAAATGTTCCATTTGCAAACTTTTGAAAGCCAGAATAACTACTTGCATCTTGAGAAGTTTGGACAAAAACTTCGGCATTTGTATCAACACTTGAAACTCCATCAAAATCTTGTCTTGCGTCAATGTCTGTTACTGAATCAATCAAATCAGAAGAATATACAGAATCAGTTTGAATGAGTTTTCTTAAATCAAGACTAAATACACCGCCTAAGTCCAAAGTTTCGTTAAATAAATATGTTCCAGTTGATGAAACTCCGCCAATATCATCAATCGAGGTTTCTGAATCAATATCTGCACTGCTGTCAAAGTTTCCTGTACCAGCCAAACTGATTGAATTTGTACCAGAATCAAAACCAATGTTAGTTTTAGAGCCTTGAAATTTAGGGCTGTCCAAATCTTCTCTTCTTGTCTGTACTAACAGTTTTGGTTGTGACTCAGGCAAATCTATAACAATACTTGTTTCACCTGTACTGAATCTGTCTCCATCGTCTTGTGTCTTGAGAATATACTCACCTTCCAAAAGTGGAACCACTTTTTCTGTTGAAGCCCCACTCAAAGCAAACACTAAATCTGTTGCATCTGAAAATGTACCACTACCATCTGTTTTTGGCGAATGGCGCACATGAATACGGCCTCCCGCTCTAACATCTTTATCTGGTACAGCATCCCATCTTAATCTTATTTCTTTATCTGAAATTGGTTCATAAGTTAAATTAGTAATATCAGAAGGCGGTGCTGTTTTACCAACAGCATTAAATGTTAAATCAGTAGAGGTGGCACTTGTCTGTAAGGCTACGTTATAACTAAATACCTGTATCTCATAAGTTCCTATGTCAGTATTAAATATTTCAAAGTCAGGAGAAGAGACTTTTGTAGAAACAAAGTTTCCATTATTAAATCTGTAGTTAACTTGATATTGAGTGACACCAACTATGGGTTGCCAACTAAGAATTAATTTAGAAACAGCCTGATTATTTATTTCAACTATCTTTTCCTCTGCTTGTAAACCAGTAGGCGGGGGTTTAAGTTCATTGAATATAGATACTGTTCTTGTTGCTAAACTCGAACCATCTTCGATAAAAGCGTATTTATCATTTACGTAAGATAAGGCAGTAATTCCATAGTTTATATCATCAATCTCTTCAACAGTAATAACTCTAAATAACTGAGACTCCACAGTATCATTTGAAATCAACCAGTTTGTATTAACATTAGGAGTTTGAGAAAAAGCACTCGAAACAGTAATTGTTGCTCCAGAAACAGAACTAATGTCTTTAGTTTCAACAGTTCCATCTGGTATTACAACACTAATCTTTGCATTCGCTGTAGTTGCTAAATCTGTATTTGTAGAATCATCAACAGTTATAACAGTAGTAGAAGTGACTGAAGATATTTTTCCTCCTCTTCTTAGTCCGCTCCTAACAGGATCTGCAATTTCTATGATTGCCGATGGCCTAACTACAATTCCGCTATCAATAGACGTTGTGAAACTTACTACCTCAGTTTCATTTGCCTCACTAAAAAGTATAGCCCGACCTAATCTTGCAGCTTGACCCCTAGAAGTACAAGCAAAAGCTTTTACTTGTTTTATACTTGAGCCTATTTTATTTATTAAGTTGGTATCTTCTACAACTTCAAAATCTATTTCCTTTGTATCCATATTGAAATACGACACAGAAACCACACTGTGACGTTGCTTTAGACTACTACCAGAATAAGTAAATCCATCACTGGTTATATTAGACAAATTAAACAGGTATGAAGCTGTAGCTGGGCTGTCCTGTTTAAGAGAAATACTGCCCGCAGACCAAATCGGCATACACCTCATCACACCAGCCAACTCATTTATAAGATCAAATGCCTCTTCACTTCCTTGAATATTTACATTGCAAGAAAATCTGGCCTCCTGTCCTCCAAGCCCATCATCAACAAGAGTATTTGCAAACTTACTGGCGGTTACAAAAGAGAATAAATCTAAGCTACTGTCTGTTATGTGATCGCCAAATCCATAACGAGTGTTTGTAAGAAGGTCTAACAAAATCATTGCAGGGCAAGAACACCATTGAGCCGCACCCATAACTCCATTAAAAATATATCCGTCTGGGTACACGATCCTGCCCGTTGTGCTATCAACACTTGGTGTGCCAGAGCCACTTGCCCCTGCCGCTGGGATTCTTACTTTTACCCCCCTTATCCTATATTTTCTTGAAGGAATAGAACTAAACTGCATTGAGTCAAGTCTGATTCCAGCGTAGGCACTATTTGCATAAGTATTTGCATCATCTATAATTTCACCTAAACTTGTCCATCCAAAAGCATCTATAAGACTTGAAGATGTACTGTCAGCAGTAACTCTTGAAACTCTTATATCAACAGGAAAAGCACCTGTTAGATTTACTCTGTAGTCTCTTTGATATGAGTCAGCACTTCTACCTGTGACAGTATCTGTAATAACATCTGTAAAACCACCAGAGTTATATTGAACAGATATTTTTAATTGAACTGAAGTGCCAAGCAAATCGCCTTTATCTGTTGCTCTTTGAAGTTGAGGAAATGTGATAGTAATATTTGCAGCGTCAACATTTGAGTTTGTTATCTGTCTTGTGACTGGTGATGATGCTGTTACTGTTACCCCAACTGATGTGACTGAGGAACTGCTTTCAATACCGTCAATTTTTGTCTGATTTGCTGTTCCAAATTTAGGAGTAAAACCTACATCTTGAAAATTAAAATCAGTTGTTGTTGGATCAGTTGAATCGGCAGATGCTTTTAAAACAGGGGTATCATTAAGAAATACATCTTTTAAAGCAGCGTTATTGTATGCAGTAGTTCCCTGCGTTCTACCTTCTTTTGAAGCAGTGGCAAAACCTTCAATCTCACCTTCAGAAATAAGATCAAGAAAGGTGGCAAACTGCCTACTGTGTAAATTATCAGGTGTTCTAGTTGGTTGAGGTGGAGTGGGTGGTGGCGGTGGGCCTCCGCTTCCTCTAATAATTTTTTTTATCATGCCTGTACCTGTTGAGTGTCAACTGCTCCACTGATAACCACCGAGCCAGTTATGATTTCCCCATAACAAATTGGTACTGGAGTTCCAGCCCTTGAAGTATTAGATGTTCCACTAAAACCAAATGAAATTCTAGGGTCTTGTTCACTTTTAAAGTCTGGCATTGCTGGTAATGGAAACAACATATCACTTACACCAGATAAAACTAATCCAGCACCAATACCAAATGCAGCTTTAGCACCAAATGCAGCTTTTCCAAATCCAATACCCTTTGCACCAAAAGAAACAGCTTTTCCCGCAAATGCACCAAAAGCACCCATACCAACAGCAATTAAAGCCGCACCAAGTAATATCTTTCCTGTATTACCTCCAGCACCTTGTATGACAGGTACAAAATGAATATCCTGTTGTCCTATTGGATGATGTATCTCTTCTTCATTAACAGCATAATCACCAACTTTTACCTGATAATATTTAGGATTCATATATTTATCTATTCCTTCAAAATTATTTACTAAAAAACTAACTGCATGACCAAGTGTATCTGCTTTAACTTCAAACTCTTTATGACCAATAAAAGTGGCTAAGTCTCCATAAAGTTTTATTTTACGCAACATAACGCAACCTCTTTCCTGTACATTTTAACAACCATTCAGAGTAAGGCTCTATACAACTAAGTCTATCTGTTAAATGATGTAAAACATCACCATCTACGAAAATTGCCACATGATTAAGATTTTTAGACAAAATTGACATAAATAATAAATCACCGTTTATAAGCTTTTCATCTGGCTTTAGTTCTCTAAAACCTGTTTCTTCTGCACATTTTTCAAACATAGGATTCTTATTGAACTCCTCCAAAGTTGTAGGTCTAGGCCAGTCGATTAATTCTATATTTAATTTTTCTTTATACCAGTCACGCACCAAGGTATAGCAGTCTGTGACTCCCCAAGCCCATTCTCTGCCGATAATAGGAGCTTTGTACCCTGTTGGTTTTAGATAGCCCCATGACTCTGTTTTAGGGTTTACTATATGCCATACAAGGCCACTTTGTTCACAGGCCACTTTATCGGATTGGCTTGCTACTGGTGGTGTAACAGGGTGACTATGAACAACAGCAATAATATCTCCTGTATTATCTGCTTTTACATAATCTTCTGGATCAATAATAAAACATTGATGATCTGTCATTGAAAGATTACGACAAGGAAAATATCTTTCTTTTCCTCGAATATTTAACAATAAACCACAAGATTCTTTGGGATCTTGGTCTTTCGCATGAGCAAGTGCAACGTCTTTCCAGTTCATGCAATAAAAGTTCCAATACTGGGAAAATTGTCTCTAGTACATAATCTTTTGGGGCTTCGTACTCCAGCAAGATCAAAAGGAGCTGCTAGTTCAAATTGCACAATATCTCTAGTCTCTGTTGATTTTCTATCTATTTTGTATATTTCTTGAGGAAATTCTGCTGTTGGGTCTGGTGTACCGTATGGATTTGTATTACCAGTAAAGTTTGCATTGTCAAGAAATCTTGCTAGAGTCCTAATTCTTGTAACTGTAGCTCCAGTCAAGTCGTTGCCAGCAGTAACCGAGTTAACCACTACAAGTATTGCTGTAATAGTCCCTAAAGCATTACTGACAGTTAGTGTAGGTCTAGGGATCTGCCCACGTTGATAAGCAAACCCCTCTGCTGTGATTGGCATTTTTGTATATGTATTCCCTGCCCAGATTATGTCTGCATTACTTAAAGCGTTTGTACCATTATGAAATCTATATGTAGTTGCAGAGCCATGCAAAGTTGCATCGGTGGTCAAAGTAAACATTTCAATGATTGCTGATGGATTGGCTTTTTGTAAATCAGAAACTATTGGGGCTGTACTCATGGCTCAAAAACTTCTCTGAATGTTGCATTAATAGTAGCTCTGTTTAGATAGGGGATNGTTTTTGTCCAAGTTTCACATACAAATTTCATAGCAGAACCCTCCCCTGCTGGGGTGTAGTCAAAACTTGCTTGATCATTTGCTCTAGCATCCAAAAATGTTTCAATAGTGTCGGAGTCAGTTTCACTAACATTCCATGTAAAATTAAATAGTTTTGGATTTTGATTTGTCGGTAGGCCAAAAATTATTCTGTGTTCGTATCCATCGGCAAATCTTACAAGCCTAAAATCAGGTGCATTTGTTTTTCTTGATCCATATGAAGGTTTAATGTCTGGAAAAGTTGCCATTATGCTAATAATCCCCCTGCTCTTTTCTGTTGTATTATCTCAGATTGTACCGCAACCGCAATAAGCCTTCCAAGTTCTCTACCTTCTTCTTCTCCTCCCTGTGCATCAACACCTCCATTAACATCAACATTAACAACAATATTATTTGTCAAACCACCTCCACCTAACTGGTTATTTGGAATAATTGTCCCAGCCCTTGAAGGAACAAAAAGTTCTGGCCCTTTCTCTCCTACTATTGAGGGCTGTCCTACTTTTGGCCTTCCAC